CTGTCCGAATCCTTGTGAACGCAACCCACCGATACCTTCCATCATACCTCTACCAAAGGATCTTTCTCTTTCTTGTTCCATTAATCTACCGCGAGATCCTCCAAAAGCACCTGAGCTTACCGCTCGGTCTCTGTTCGCCATGCTTTGTTGTGCATTGGCTTCTTGCATATCTCTAATGCTTTGCTGTACTACATCTTGTTCGTAAGGATTATAAAATTGGCTAATACCACTAGGAGTGTAGTAACCAGCTCCTTGTTGCATCATTTGTCCGCCTTGTTGTATGTAAGGAGTAAACCCACCAAGACCACCAGCTAACTCTCTGGCTCTCATTTCATACGGATCCAGTCCTGCTACTTGTCTAACAGGAACAGGTATAGGCTGCTTCGCCATACCAAACGCGGATTCCAAGAATCCACGACGCATAGCTTGAGCATACGGCTCTTCATAAGTAGCTGTAGTTGAAGGTCCTCCTCCTTGTCCTACACCACTAAAATAGTCTTCCCAATTAATTGCCATTATCCCATCCTCTCTGCTTGTTTCATTAAACTGTATAAATTCTTTGCTCCGATATTATCGGTAGCTTTTCTTGTCATAACAAATTCACCCGGCTCTAATCTTGCTAGGGTTATGTCCCCAGGTCCTTGGTCCAAGCTCGCTAATCCACCGTGTTTCATCTCAGGTGGGGGTGCATTTGCATATCCTACGCCTGGCATTAATGCAGGCTGTAAGTTAAAAATTCTGTAATCAGGCATACTTCCTAGTCCTTGCCCACCGCCATAGGCTTCTTGACCTATAGGAATTTTAATATCTTGTTCTCTTTGATTTTTTAAGTAATTTAATAAAGCCAGTTGTCCTAAAGGAGAATTAACTACATCACCTACTCCACTCATAATACCTTGCGCTTTATTTTTTCCTTTTTTGCCACCAACAAAACCTAAAATAGTATCCAACCAATTTGGTTCCCCAAATTCAATTGGTTCAAAAATACCGGGGTCAATTTCTGGGAATAAATCAGGATAGAGTTCTTTTAAAAAATCTGCATCATCATCAAACACCATATCATCAACGTTAAAGTCAAATTGTCCCGCCGTGCTAGGGTCGTAAGCTTGGAAAAGATCAGCGTCTAAGCTTTGCTCTAAGTCCGTTAGCCAATCTCCAGAATCTTCATTATAGTTACCGAATGAATCCCAAAGAGATGGAGCATCAGATGTATCAAAAAGATCATCAAACACCATAGCATCAGGGTTAAAGCTAAATATCCCCGCAGTGCTAGGATCATAGGAAAAGTCTAGATTAGTAGTCTCATCTAGGTCGTCTAACCAACTTGTATCGCCTAACCAACTTGTATCATCTGCCATAGTATCTCCTATAATATCTCTTTTTCTAGTCCTTGTCTTGCTTGTTAGAAGCGCCAAAGTAGAACGAAACTACTGCGCTCGTTAAGCCTCCTAAGTAGCCCAGCACCAAAGATACAATTGTGTCTGAATTGGCGTCTGGTGGCATTAGTGTAACAGTAAAGATATATCCAAGAAAGCCCAATAAAGTAAGAGATCCCAACACTTTTGGTGTCCAATCGCCTGCAAACTTAGTTCTTGCGTCCTGTATATCGGCTGTTTCTAATGCAAACAGATCTATATCAAGTTCTTTCATCTTAACTTCAAAGTCTGTTTCTACCTTTTTTAGCTCTGCTAATTGCTCAGGAGTAGCTGTTTCCATTGCTTTTTGTATCTTCTTTGGTTCAGGATCACATCCTAATACCTCTGAAATCATGTTTGCAGCCATACCGCCCATAGGACCACCTAAAGCGGTGCCTATAGTTGGGGCTACTGTTCCTACTAACGTTTTTAATATACCTAGTTTCATTATGGTCTCCTTGATGATTTTTTATAATTAGACAATTTGCTCTTTTTCACTTTCTTAATGTCCGCAGAAGTAATCTTATTACGAGGTTTGGCCACTCTAGCCAATCTCTTTTGCTTCTTAGTGTACTTACTAAACGGCATATTAATCTCCTTCCAAGACTCTATTTCTTAATCTAATGGCCCTATCTCCTACTTGAGATGCCCATTTAGAGTCCAACATCTCAACCGCAGCGGTTTCCCAATCACTTTCTTGCATAGCACCAATAAACTTTTTAAATTTACTGAGTCTAGGATAGCCTAAATTAAAGCACATATTAGCTAAAACACGTTGTCTATTGTCTCCTAGTCCTCTCCACCATGGAGCGTTCCTATCTAACTCAGCGCAAACCGTATCTATGTCGTTATTTAAGCACTCTCTAATTCTTTCTTCTGGTATGGGCGTACCGACAGGTTTTCCAAATTCAGGCTCCTTGTCTAAAATTAAATGTCCCACTCCAAACGTTGCAAAGCCTAAATGATCCTCATAAATCTCATCGATAACGCCTTCGTCTACTTTCAGTTCTTCTATTAATTTGTTTCTATCCATCATAGTATCTTTATCGTTGTTGCTCCATTTGTTGACACAGATAACTCTCCTAAACCAGTTACTCCTTCTACTCCTCGTTCTGTTCCTACATATAGATCTACCCACTGCTTACCATTCCATACTTGTAGTTGACTTGTAGAAAGGTTCCAAATTATATCTCCTGCTGTAAATTTATTTTCATCTCTTTGTGTTGCATTAACTGATAACGTTGCATCAACATCTACCTTATTTAAATTTAATTCTAATACTCTTACTAAACGATTGAATGTCTCAGGAGATAGTTCCCCCATAGCTACAGGCAATCGCGTTTCTAAAATCTTTGCCATTATCTTCTACCATTTGGTCGCACATCCATACGCATAGCACCCACTCTAAACCCAACGCCAGATCTAACTCCTAAGGATCCGTCATCATCTGATTCAATTCTAAGGGCAGCTTGTCTTGCTCTAAGCCTAGTATCTATCTTTGTAGTTGTTGCAGTGCAAGTGTTTGTTGAATCAGTGGATAAACTTTCTCCGGGGTAGTTCCTTTGCTTTAAAACAACATTAACAGTTTGGCCACTTCCTCCACTTCCTGTAAATTTAATATCTGGGATAATCTTATTAATAGCTTGGAACTCTTCTCCGTTGCCTAATGCAAAGTCACTGGACTCTATATAGACGTTATCCATTGGTGAACCGTCAGCATCATTTCCCGTTTCATGGTCGTATAAATATCCTACATCGCTTGTTGTATAAGAACCTATAGGAGCATCAAATATTCCTTCGTCTACCCAAGATGTTCTGTTTAATTCACCTATGCTCCAAACACTGTCTTCGTAATTAAATACAACGTATTTACTAATCGTTGTTTCTCCCGCAGCGCAATAGAACCAACCTACTTCATCAAATTCTTTATTTAAAAATCCAAACACTTGGAAGGCCTGACCTTCATTTAGATTGCTAAATACATAATCTTGTACTGTGCACGGTATGTCTTGAACAGTTCCGTTGTAGGTATAAAACCCTTTTTTATCCATCCAAAATATACCTTTGGGAGTATTAACAGCAGCGTTAGGTCCAATAAGCCCCACCCCTTCATTCACTAAATTAACTCCGAAAGTAAAAGGCTGACCGACAAAGGTCATTGAATAAAGTGAAGTATCTGTCCAAACCAAAGTTTCTTGTCTGGCTCTGATTGCTCCAATAATTTGTGAGCCCGCTGATAATCTAAAAGACCCGGCAGTATTAGTGGATAAAGGCTCCCACTGAGCGGCGTTCTCTTGGTCACTCCATGCAATAAACATTGGGTCTACTGCTCCTGTTCGAGAGCTTCCAGAAATAGGATCGGCTCCAAAACAAATAACGTGTCTGTCTATATCACTAACTAAAGTTTGTAGCGCTATTGTAGGAGCTAAGTTTGCTCCAGATAAACTTGTTAAAGGGGTTGCTCTAGTTGTCCCTAAAGTAGCGGCACTAATATCAAAATAATATATTCCGCCAGCTCTTACATTCATAATTAGATCTTCACCAAAATTATCATGCGACCACAATCTTAATTGATTAGAGGATGTTATTGCTGTCGAAGACCCCCATGTTCCAGCACCCCATGTTCCAGCACCCCAACCAGAAGATTCTACATATACGTCTAGTCCTACGTTGATTTGATACGCTCCTACTACGGAACTACCACCATTACCGCTGTCACTAGCGTTTGCTGTAACCGTGTCTCCGTCTGTGTCTTTTGCGGTTATCGTATAAGCATTCGCTGAGGTAACTAAATCTATTTGGTATTCTTGATTTAAAACAGCAGCAGTGACTAAACCGCCTAAAGTAGCCGCACCACTAAAAGTAACAAAATCATCAGTAACTGCTCCATGGCTCGTATCAGTAACGGTTATTGTAGAACTACCGTTAGTAGCAGAAAAAGTAACATCCCCAGCAGAAGTAGTGACTCTTAAAGGAGTAACATCGTAAAAATTATCTCCCTCTTTAACGTAATACTTCCAAGTAGCTCCTACTCCTAAGTATTTAGTAATTTCTAAATCCACCCAAGCGTGTAACGCTCTAGCTGTGGATTTAAAAGTGTTTAGAGTGTTCTTTGCCCAACCACCTATTTTTTCAGGTAGGCCTTTACGGAATCTTATGAGATTAGAATCGAACCACCCACCATCATTAGAGTAATCGGTTCCTTCTCGGTTTATCCCTGGTCGAAATATGAACTTTTCTAATGACATTGCACATTCTAAAAAACTTGACTACTAAGTATGCTGGCCATTCCAATGATTAAAGAGGCAAGTGTTGTAATAATTAACACTTCTAGACGCTTGATCCTATAAATAGTCTCACGCCACCTCTCGGCACAAACTGCTTCGTGCTTATCTAAATCGGCTGCAACTTCCATGGTAGTCCGTCTAGGCATTATTTATCCTTAGCTTTTCCTATGTTCAAAGCTAAAAAGTCTACAGCCTTATAAAGCTTACCTAGTAACTT